GCCTACGTCTGGTAGGTTGGCCTTACTGCGTGTCTCAAAGTCAATCGAATAAATCATAGTGCTCCTTAGGCTGTCCGACGTATCGGTAAGTATACTAATGCAAAAAAGAGGGGAGCCGAAGCTCCCCAAATCACCACCATGTGAAATTGTTTAGATTTCGCAAGATCCCGCCGAGCAGGCTAGCTGTTGCGCGCCCTCGACGTTGTCTGTGACTTCTTTGAACTCGTTCCAGTTGATCGTTGGGACCTTGGCTTTGAGCTCGTTGTACTCTTCTTCGGTGCACTCTTCGTACGGGGCTTGGCGGTAGGTGCCGCCGTCGTACGGGAGGTACGAGACCCCTGAGATTTCGCTGAAGTTTTCCCAGGTCCACGCGCCGACTGTTGGCCAGTCTTTTTCTTCGACGGAGATCGTGACGCTAGGTTTATGCTCACACCAGTGTCGTTGGAATGTAAGCCAGAGGGCGAGATGATCCATTGGTGTGACGTCGGATCTTGTGATTCCTGCTGGGGCTTTTTGTGGAAAACTGAACACAATCGTTTGATCAGGTTTGTAAACACATGGCTCATTGGGAATCCCTTGTTGAATTAAGAACTGTGTAAGAGGGTCTTTTTTATCGCCTCTAACTCTGCGGATATAGAACTTACTATGTCTTGGGTGTATTCCAGATGCGCTATCAACAAGCTGGCTGACGGTTCCGGATGGTTTAACGCAAGTGATCGCAGCACTCTTAGGTATTCCGAGCAGAGCTGCGTATTCCTCATTGGCTCTTCGAGCCTCCTCTCGAAGTCGTGATAGTAACTCATTTAATTTATCTCCCTGTGTTGTTAGTAGAGGGTTGTCGTAAATGCCTGTAAGCGACACTCCCAACAATCTCTCTTCCTCGGTGTTACGCTGCCACACTTTGCGCAGATACGGAAACTTTGTAAAAGTGGCCTGGATTGTGCCAAGAATCGAAGCGATTCGTACCTTTCTAAGAAGCGTTTCCTCAGTGTCGTCATGTCTTACCACTGCCTCCGTAAGGTTACAAAATTGGTAGGGCCGAAGAATAATTTCTGAGCAGGGGTTAGTTCCGAACTCAAAGTTAGGATCACGGTGTCCGTACTTAGCAACGGTATTCTTGGCAGCCTCACGGTTAAATATGCCACGCTCTCCGCTGTGTGAATTGTATAGAGATAGCCACTCTTCCATAAACTTTCCAACGGTAGGAGTCTCATTATACACCGCGCTATTATTGGCGAGCGCACGGTGAGGTGCAGTCTCCCACCAGGGTCCAGCTTTAGCATGACGAATCCTTTCATCATCAAGGTCAGACAACGAGATCATTGCCGAGCGGCGCACGCCACCCACAACAACTACCTCACCAATTTTACACATTAGGTCGTGGCACTCTAACGAATGCAGACGACGTCCGGCCGCGTGTTTAAATGTAGCTACAGTAAACTTAAACAGGTCGACTAATGGTTCCGGCCCTGAAGCTCTTCCGCCAAATGTTTTGAGTCTTGCTCCGGCAGGTCTGATGGAAGAGACGTCCCACTTAGGGATCTCGCCTGCGTAGAGATTTGCAATGAGTAGGCGGAGTGATTTTGCCCATCCTTCTTTGGAGTCGTGGACGACGATGGTGTGCTCGGAGTCAAATAGTTTTTCAGGCACTTCTGGCAGATTGGATATGTATTTAGCCTCCACCGAAAACCCGACTCCTGTACCGCAGAGCAATATGAACATTGCCTCATCAAACGATTTGGGGTCATCCACCGGGAGATACGAGCAATTATAGACACAGGTGTTATCACGATCGGCACTCTTTCCTGCCGTCATCATGGCGCGCATGGACGGCATCAAATCTAGGTTATGGATAGCATCAAAAATTTCATTTCGTAATTCTGTCTTATCTTTTATCGCCGGTGTTCTAGTAAAAATATAATCTACGTAGCGATCTACTGTCTCGGCCCAGGTCTCTCGGCGTTGCTTGTCATCTTGAAAGCGGGCGTATCTACTGGCGGCAATGTATTCTTGGTACTGATCCATTTATTGTTCTCTATGTTATATGGGTTGATGAAAAAGGGAGGCCGCAGTTTCTACGGACACTCCCTTGCACTACTAAACTACTTAAACTGCGAAGTCGGCTGCTGCGGTAGTACTACCGCCTAACTTCTCGCCGTCCTCTAACTTCTGGACGTTGTTCAAACCACATGCGATGCCCTTAGAACCCTGAGCATTGTATGGGTAGAACGTGATTGATGCGCGACCATAACATCCACTATAGAACTCACTGCTATCAATGATCGGGTTAAGATCTTGATCTACAACACCTGGCTTTTGTGCCGAGTTTGCATTGATAAAGTAGCTGTTAGCGTACGCTGGGTCATCCTTCTCTGCATCACCATCACGCAGGCCACCCTTTAAGTTCTTGGGTACTGCGCCACCGAAGTACGCAGACGCCGCGGCCTTGGTCTCTTCAAATGCTTTTGTGAGACGTGCAATGGTGTCCTTGTCAGACTTAGGGATGATGATTGATACGGAGTACTTCGGTGTGCCACCCTCGATTGAGGAGGCGGGTTGGAATACGTTCGCATACGAGAAACGAACTTTACCGGTTACAACTTTTACTTTAGTAGTGGCTTGTGCCATGTTGATTCCTTTATAACTGTAGAACTGGACTTCAATAGGGGCCAGTTCGTCTACCCTTTGCTAAATATACTAATGCAAACTTATTCATTTATATTTTTCACAATACGATAATCCCAATATTCCAAGCGTCTTCTGTAGTAGTCCGCAAGGGTTTGTTCTTGGGACATTTGCATTTTTGACAGCTCTTCTTGTGATAACTTCTCTTCATGCGTCGTAGAATATTCCATGTCTCTCCATCGCTTTCTTCATTGCCATCGCCTGAATAAAGTCAGATAAATACTCTGGCTCGTGTAGTATCTCAGGATCTTCTGCCACCACGTCAAATATGTTGCCGATTGAGTCGCGGAGCATATTAACTTCTTGGCGAAAACCACGCCCGGGTAGTCCATCAAAATCTTTTATAAACTTGTCAATCATTAGGTCCGGGATATCAAACTCCGCACCGTAAAATTTTACCTTCATTTCATTTTGCAACGAGTATGAGCCCCACGTTTCCAATTGCGTAACCAATAAACATGATGCCAGTACCTACGCCGCCCTTCATAAATTGATCGATCGCCACGATAAAATACACGCAGCCCATTGCAGCTATTAGCCATGTGCTCATTTAAAGTCCTCCGACGCGGTCTCTTGGACGCGGACCAATTTGGGCGAGCCTTCTGGTCGCTGCACTAGCTCGCCTAGCCACGCCACAACTTGGCCCTTTGGTCTTAACTTCTCTAGCGTCGCAATTGACTTGAGCTTTGGTGACTCCCAGAGCTGTTCTTCTGGCACGCCCTTTTCTTTTAGTACCTCAACCGCTAACATCTGATCGGTAATCTTACGGTGCGTTACCGTGGTTGATAACTTAAACCCAGTCGGCAGTTTGTTTTCGTTGACTGCCTTCTCGAGTGCATACTCTTCAACGTCAGCCACCCAGGTCCGTAGATCCTGTGCCTTGGCCAGCACGTTAGCTAGTTCCTCTTCGTCTAAAAGGGGCGGTTCTTTAAACTCCTGCTTAGCGAGCTCTGTATTGAAATCAGAACGCGCTCTGCATTGTGCCTTCGCACGGCAGAATTGACAATGATCGCCGGGAATAAATTCGCCGGATCCACTCCATGCTTTTTTTGCTTTAGGTTTGACAAAATAATTGGCCCAGTCTATGAGTTTATTAACGGTGGTGCCGTCAGTACTGATACTGTCCAGGCGAGGCTGGTGGATCGTGTAGGATACCTCTTTGATGTCCGGATACTCTTCTTTAAACTTGGAATAAGCACCCAGCGCATATAGTCGTAGCTGGGTGTTATCGATCGCTGAGACAGGCACACCTTTTCCAAACTTGAGGTCGATGACGCGAATGGTGTGCTTAGAAAGTATAACCACATCGGCCGTACCAAATCCATCAGGCACCCAGTCGCTAAAGTCCACACGTTGCTCAAAGAGCGGGGTATCACCCTCACCGATCTGACTACGCACATATAGAACGTAATTATCGACGTTAGCCTCAAAATCGTCGTTGTAGTAGGGTGTGCTTTTAACTGCGTTGTATTCTGTTTCATATTCCTCGGTTCCAATTTGTTGAAAATGTTGGCGGAGCTTTATCTCAGCTAGTGTGTGGGCAGTGGTGCCCTCCTGGCTAAAATCAAACGCATCTGAATTTTTCTTTGGTTCGGGGAGTGTTGCCTCTAGTCTTGCGCTTGGCGTACATGTTAGCCATCGCTTAGATCCCGAGGCGCTTAAAAGAGCGTGTGCGGTCATCTTATTCTTTCAATTCTGTTTTGGGTATATATACTAATGCAAAAATAAAGGCCCCGTAGGGCCTTTTTTGGTCAAAACTGGAACTTTATTTTTCTTAGGACTTTAGGGCGGAAATCAAATCTGCTATCTCTTTATTAAAGTCTACCACAACCTCTTGTTTGATGTTTGCCTTGATCTCGCGATTGTCTTTATAATCATCAGGATACTGGCCGCGTAGTGCAATCTCGGCTACTCTGGAGTTAAAATTTTTGTTATCAATATTAGCCAACAGCATCATTTCCCAAAAGCTCTGCCCGTAGGTCGTGGCTAGGTCCATGGTCTCAGCAAAATGCGGGTCTTCCTGTTTCCATTTAGCCGCGGTGGCTTTGCTAATACCAATCGCTGCATACATGGATTTTTGGGACGCGCCTTGCTTACCAAGATCTAATAGCGTGTCTGCCATCTCCTTAGTAAATAATTTTTTAGCTGTTGATTTCTTTGTGGTCATTTTGGTTTTTTAGCGGTCTTTGCAGACTGAATAAATGCGTCCTTAGTTGGGGCGCCGGGGGTGCCGGGCTTGCGCATCTTCTCGCCAGATCCCTGCTTTATACGTTCACGCTTTTTTTGAATGTTGGCGTAGAGGCCAGGTTTAGCTGCCATAGAATAACCCATAAGTTATGCACCACAGCTCTAAACATAACTTATAGGTTATGAATATCGCCACTGGCACGGTTGTAAAATAGAAAATGTCTTTTGTTGTCATGTGTTTGGTGGAGTAGCACGGTACTGCCCCGTGGTCCGCTGGGTTGCATATTAGCCTTGGCCCCTCGTCGAAACTATACCTACCCCATTGTAAAAAAGTCGCGACTTTTTTGTAAACTGGTTCAAAAAAGTCGCAACCGATACTAAAATACTGCAGTGATACGGTTAAAGCGTTTTACGCCGTCAACCAATTGCGATTCGATCGTGGTGCTGATGAACTTGTTCATCTCGATCGCGTTGTCAATGATTTCGTGCATGCTTGGGAACTGGGGTGCCTTCTCTAGCAGTTTTTTACCTGCCTCGTCTGCTACTTCCCACGCCTTTAACTGGGCGTTGTACTGCTCGGTTAAGAACTCCTTGGAGGTCTTGAGTAAATCATATCGTAATTCAAATGGGTTCATTGTAAATCTCCTGTGTTTGTGTATGTAAAATAGGACTTTCATGTATCTCCCGATAGATTACTTGCCCTATATCTACTAATGCAAAATCTACTTCTTTTCCGCCCCATCCGGGTTAATTAATAGCCTGTCACGCTCTGCAGCGCGAGCTTTGGCCTCTTTAATTGACTCGTTGATGATTAGGCGGGTTACTGCCCCGGCCATTTCCTGGATCTGCTTCTCCTTGGCCGCCTCTTTGTCCGCCAGTGCCTTGTCTATATCGTTACGGATACCGGCCCGGTCTAACAAATCTTTAAGTTTCATCTTTTTGCGCTTTCTCAACGGCCTCTAAGCTAGCCTTTGCTTGCTCAACCTGCGGGCCCGCCTGTGCCTGAATTTCATTAATAAAACCCACAACCTGAATAAATGGTGACTGCGCCAACACATTTAACAGCGCATTAATTTCCTTTACAGAAAACTCCAGCGTCACGTTAAAATCATCTAATAATTCCTTACTCATTTTTTGCCTTTCTTTATTTTAAGTTCTACGTCTACATCCGGCTTATACTTAGCTAACTGCACAAAGTGCCCGTTTCCAACCATTTGCTCGAATCCATCCCACAGTCTTTGATTCTGAAGTTTTGAGGCATATTTGATTCCACTAATGTAGTTGTACACGTCGTCCTCTGACATATGCTCGGCCTTGTCTAAGTACTGCCGTAAGAACTCGTCTAGGTAATCTTCAATTTGAGCGCATTTCATAATGTCTTGCTCTAGGTCAAACCGATCGTACTCGCTCCATAGATTCATTTCTTTTTCTTCCGTTTCTTTTTATCAAAGTCAAATACGTACCACGAGCCAACAACTTCAATGCTTTCGAGCACACGCTCAAACTGCTCTAGGTCTTCCTGTTCAAAATCTTTTAGTTTTTTCTTAGACTTTAGAACTTTTATGTTGTCTTTCAGTGAATGATACGTATCTAGTAGGTGTGCCTCCATAATTGCATCGGCCGTGTCCCAATCTACCGTTATGGTTAATCCTTGGATCATACTAGGTACCCCGCGAGTGTTAATATGGCGCCAAATGCAATAATGTAATTGATAACTATTCGTTTCCAAGACGCGCATTCCGGTTTAAAATTATCTACCACGCTGTATGCCAGTATGCCTGTAATCATTAGCGCCACTCCAATACCTGTAATCATTTTATTCTCCGTTCAATTTCTCTGTCAATGTACCAACGCGCCTTACGTAGATCTTCCACTGCATCATTCTTAAGATCGGCGCGCCAAATGTATTTCACTGCATTACCCAAACAAAAACCCATGTGTTCGGTGATCTGTATACACTCCACACCGCTAGGGTGTTCAGTGTAGTGTTTAGGCTTGTTTACTGGATCGTTCACGTCTCATCTCCCTTAAATGTGTCTGCATAGTAGTTACCTCGTCCATCGTCTCGCACTGCCAGACGCCCATTAGATCTTTAAAACGTTTGTGGCTTAGGTCAATGTCTTCGACGCCCATCAGTGTCTCCATCATGTAACGACCA